ATCTTCATAACCACCTATCTGGTCAGCGGGTTCGCCCTGCTGGCCTTTTTACTTTGGGATGCTTGGAAATAGTGCAAAAACCACAGAACGGTTACTCTTCTTCAAAAGGGTTGTTACGTTATTTGTTTTCTAGTATAATAATTTTAGAAAGGAAGGTGAAACATGGATGCAGAACAACTCTTATCTAATATACGGTGCGGGACGCAGGACGCGTTAAAAAGTAACAAAGCAAAAGATATCGCCGATACCGTGTCAGATCACTATAATGTCGGGGTGTCTTCCGCGTGGGTGTATAACCTTGCAAACTCCAGTGACCGCGGATCACGGTTCGATGTGTCGGTGCGACGAGCTTTTGCTATGAAAGCCTTTATTGAAGATTGGCGGGCGGGAAAATGTCCGTGGTTACGTTAATTCGCGTTTCTACTATATACGTCAGAAAAAGAGAACGAGAAAAAAGTTTTTAAAATAGGTGTTACCGGTGTAACCGTGTAACTTTGCTCTGTAACGTATAGTAGACAACGAAAAAGAGGTTACACGAAAGGTTACACGGATGATTTACAAAAATGTAACCTCTTTAATATTTTCCGCGGACTGGCGGTCAAAATTGAAAAAAAAAAACAAAAATATTTTTGACCCTATATAGGTATATCCTGTATAAACTATGGGACGTGACCTAATTAACGGTGAAATCCTATGGCAAGAAAAGCAGCAAGTAAAGTGACTGGCAAGCCCCGTGAAACGCGAGGGAGGCCGCCAGCAACAACAGAACAACCCCTGACACGCAAGCAAGAACTTTTTGTAAAAGAGCTTGTAAGTAAAGACGGCCAGATAACTTTGCGTGAGGCCGCGATCAATGCTGGTTACGCGGTAACATCCGCGCACAGTAGGGCGTATGAACTAACCAACCCGCACATTTCTCCGCACGTTGTCGCGGCGATCAACGCTTATCGGCGTGAGTTGGACGAAAAGTTTGGGGTGACCTACCAACGCCATCTGCGTGACCTTCAAACTATCCGTGATGTGGCTTTGCAGAACGGCGCGTACAGCGCAGCCGTTCAGGCGGAGTATCGGCGCGGTCAAGCGCAAGGCGACATATATGTTAGCAAATCTGAAATCCGTCATGGCTCTATTGATAGTATGAGCAAAGATGACGTTTTGAAGGCGTTAGAGGAAATCAAGCAAAGCTATGCCCCAGTCACCATCAACATCACTCCCAAAGAAAAAAAGAATGCCAGCAATCGCGGTAAAGCGCGAAGCAGGCTTTTACAAGCAGATGAAGGAAGCGACACAGAAATCGAACCGCAAGATATTATTGACGCGGATTGAAAATTCAATCGGTGCGGGCATCCCTGATGTTCTTTTGTGTAATGAAAGCGGCACGTTCTGTTTTGTTGAGTTAAAGTTTTTGACCAGCAACGCCGTCACCCTTCAACCATCTCAAGTGGCATGGCTTTCACGCCACCAGCACAGCCCGTCGTGGATACTGATTAAAAAACAGAACAAACCGGTGGATGATCCGGAATTGTTTTTGTATCCGGCCGCAGCCGCCGTTGATTTAAAAATGGACGGGCTGCAATCCGTCGAGCCAACACACCATCAAAAAGGCAAATTTAACTGGGATGTGATTTTAGACTTGATATGTCCCAGATAATCCTATATGTAAAAGCTGTCGTTAATTAACACGGGAGTTTAGAACGATGATCGACGTTAAAAGAAAAATCCATATTGATCTGGTGGCATTGTATGATCTGGCTTACCAGAACGATCTGCCCGAAATATGCGGGGCGTTGTCTAATGTCGAGCATATGGTTTGGGAAATGCGCCGTCGTGAAGATAAAGAAGGGAAAAAAGCTTAATGTTTATATTCAGTATTATCGGCCGTTTGCTTTACGGGAAAGACTGGGAAAAATATTCGCAAAAGCGAACGCGATATGTGAAACGCCGACGCCGATAGAAATTTTAAAAAATTCAAGCTTGACTAATATGGGCTTTTATGAGACAACCATCCCCAGCAGCAGCAATGTTGCTGGTTTTTTAACTTCTACGGGAAATAGAAAAATGACACATACTATCGAAAACAACAAAAATTCTCTCGCTAATCTTTTGGTTAAGGTACAGGATCAGGCCAGCCGCAACGCTGATTATCTGGCACCGCTTAAAGATTTGCAGAAAACCACCACTGACACGGGCAAGCCGCAAATCGTCGTCGAGCAATCCGGCGGGGTTCCAACGCAGTTTTTCGACATTAACGACGTGTCGTTCGGGCAAATTGCCAGCCATGCCGAAATCGACACCCGCACGGCGCGACGGCTTCAGGCCAGATATCCCGCTGAATTCGACGGGCTTTTGAACGCAATCTGGCGTGATAGCGACGACGTCCGCATGATCAGAACACGCCATGCTGAGACAGCCGCGCCGTTTACGTTTGGCGGTGTCGGTGTAAACCAGCCGCCCCGCTCGCAATGGAACAATGCCGAAAACCCTAATGGCATGGTGCGGGCTTTTGTTTCAGACAAGTTTAAGACGTTCGACAATGTCAATTTGCTTGAAGCCGCATTGCCGCAATTGATGGACAACCCCGCCGCGTTTCAGGTGGTAAATGCAGACGTGACCGACAAGCGGTTATATTTGCGCCTTAAATCTCTTGTCCAGACTGGCACGGGTGCCGCGTTAAATGATTTGATGGCTAATGGCATTGGCTTGCAAAATTCGGAAGTTGGCGCGGGATCAGTCAGCGTTTACCAAATCGCTTGGACGTTGGCTTGCCTTAATGGAATGCAAACCCAAAACAAAACACGGTCAAGCCATATCACAAGCGCCCGTGATACCGACGACTGGGGCTTGTTATCTGATCAGGCAAAAGACGCTGATAATCACGCGCTTGAATTAAAAATTCGCGATCTTGTCGGGGTGTATTCAAGCCGCGACGCATTCGATCAGGTCATTGAGCAAATGAAACAAGCCGCCGCTGATACTATCGACGGGTTCGCCATTGACAAAACCGCCGTTGTTGGCGGGCTTGGTAAAGTTATGCAGCTAACCAAAAAAGAGACTAGCAGCGTATTAGACGGGCTTTTGGACACTATCGGCCAAGCCGGTTATGAACAAGGCCGCCCATTATCACGGGCAACCCTGATCAATGCGGTGACAGCCGTATCACATAAAGCTGACATTGACGACGTCGATTTATGGCAGCAACGGGGCGGGCAATTGCTCAACATGAAACCCGCCGACTGGCAACGGGTGGCAGCTATTGCCGCATAACCGGCCAGCATAAAAACCAACAAGCCCCGCCCTGATCGGCGGGGTTTTTTGTTTAGGCTTGCATTATATGCGAGATTATGAGATAAGGCGGAAAGTTTTAAATTTTCTGGAAAGGGTTTTACCATGTTAAAAACTACAGCAATTAGCACCGCAAAAAAAACCGCCGGTTGCGCCGTCACATATCGCGCCGGAACCGGCGATAAATTTGCAACGTGCCCCGCTAGCTGCACATTAAATCCAAGCGGGCGCGGTTGCGCCGAAATAGACGAAGCCTATCTTGCCGCGGTTTCGGCCGCCGTGCCCCGCCGCGGCATCTCTTTTACCTATTCCCACTTTGACCCGCTTTTTTGGGCGCATAAATTAGCCGCCGGTAAAACCGTGATTAATTACAGTGCCGACGGTTTAAACGACGCCTATTCAGCGTTAGGTTGGGGCGTTCCGGTTGTAACCGTCACCCCTGAAAATTTCTTTGTAAATGGCAAATGGGATAAATTGGCCGACGTTCGGCTTGTGCGGTGCCCCGCTGAATATAATAGCGCGGTAACGTGCAACAATTGCGGCGATGGCTTGCCGCTATGCGCCCGCCCCGATCGTGATTATATTATTACATTTACCGCGCACGGTTCGGGCAAAAAGAAAATCAACACCGGCCAGCGCGGCGGCTGTTATGCCGACGGCGGGAACGTCAATATTCATTGGCAGAATACCGCCAAACAGGCGCAAGCTCAAACCGACGGCGAGCGGTTGCGGGCTTTTGTCAAAACCCTGCCAACCGGCGCAATATTGCGCCAGCATGTTGCGGGCGATATCGGCAAGGAATAACCCGCCCCGCATTGCCCCATTGC